CCATTTATTTTTTTAACATTATCCTGTATCTGTTCTTCATCTGTCATATTAAGCCTCGTTTATGGTGTATCTTCACCAAATTCTTTGAATGTATCTTTAGCTGCAGATTTGATTCTAATTTCTTGTGTTGCTTGTCCTTCAGCATCTACTGTCATTCCACCCAATGTTTCAACTATGCAGTCATTCATTAAGAATACTACAAATGGTTTAGGTGAAAGAGTTTCATCTTGGAATCTAATTGCTACTGCAACTCCTGCTGCTGGTTGAGATGCTCCGTAATTGTATCTCTTTTCAATTTCAGAATCAGTTGGTGCTGTTTCTGCTGTTAATTTAAATCTCTCAAGATCTATTAATGGTGTTGTTGTATCTGGATCTTGCGGACTTAAAAGCAATGTTGCTGTAAATTCAGCATCTGTTGCTGGATTTCTAATCAACAAAGAATTCTGTACTTGAGAACTTGTTCCAGTATTTCCCAATAGTTGTAATGTTTCTGTTGTGTTTTCTGGTTCCGTAAATGTTGCATCAGTTGCGATGCTTGCTATTGAAGAAGTATTTGTAGATACTTGTCCGAATAGTTTTGTATTTGCATCAACGGTGATCTTACTACCAATAGTAATTGATACGTGTTTTGCTTGCCATAATGTCATTTTATTTACCTCGTTTTATTATTGTTTATCTGACTGTGGACTCTGATATTATCTTCCGCCTGTTATTTGTACTTTTAATTTAGGCAGTTCTTGTTTCAATCTGTCTCTCATAAATCTGGCTGCTTTAGTCATATATCCTGGAGTTCCTGTCCAAGCATATCCCGTACTGTCATCTCCATATCTTATAGGAGTGATCCCATCTCCAAAAGGCGGAAATAATCTAATTGCTTTAATTCTGCCTTCAACCCAAAGATTATATGGGAAGGATTTGTGATCTATGAAACTGATTAATCTTGATCTTGTTTTAAATATTTGAACAATGATATTTCTTTTTAATATTCCAGTATCAACTGGAGCTAATCTTTTTGCTTCTCTTTGACCTGCTTTGATTACTTTTTCATGAAGCTCTTTTGAAGCTTTTGTTAAATTTAATTGAGTTAAATCCAAAAATTTAACAGTATCTCTTGTGTTAACTTTTATTTTAAGATTGACCATATGTCAAAAGCACTTCCATACTTCCAAAGTTTATTTTCTGATCGTCTAAAACAATAGTTTCAACATTTGAATCATTAATATCTATTAAATTAAGACTTGTTGAATTAAATAAAGAAGTTATATTTGACCATAAAGTATTTGAAACATTATCTTTTCCTTCATCCATTTTAGCTTTTCCATCTTTAGCTAATGAAAATATATCCACAATAATTGAAATAGTTTTTAATCTGGTTGTTCCAGTAAGAGAAAGGATTGTGAAATCTATGTTTGCTGGATTAATAATAATACAAGGAAAAGTTGGACTTACTTCAGGAAATGAAGCTAACACTGTCCATCCCGATAGCTTATTAGCATTGATCAGAGTGAATAGCTCCTTAAATACATCTTTCCTAATTGTTGATTCCGATATAGGCATTACAACCTCTTTGTTAAAATAAGAGCCTTAGCAACGATTACATCGTTAAAAGGTATATCCCTTATCTCCGAAATATCATAATTAATTGATTGAAATGTTACCTTGTCAGTTGAATCTATTGATTCTCCTGATTTGATAATTAATCTCATGTCTCCTGTGGATAAGTTTCCTATTCCCAAGAAATTGAGTTTGTCTTTGAATGATTGTGAAGGTACTGCATTAATTGTGAATGATGCTGATGCGTTTTCATTCACTGCATTATATCCTCCGAAAGTGCCTATTGTCTGCGCTCTTGGAGTAATTGTAATTGTGGATTTGAAATTGGGATTATTAATTATAGATTCAACTTGTGATTTGAGTGCTGTTCCTAAGGTCATATTGCATCTACTTCAAATCTGCCTACAATATCCCATAGTTCCTGTATTTCTTTATTTAATGATTCTCTAAAAGAAACTGATTGAGTAACTCCTTTAGAAATGCTAATATCTCCTATATTGATTGAATCAATGTTTTCTGTTTGGGATGCTGAAGCAACTGAAGATAGCACCTGCTTTGCTGTTAAAAGCGTAGCTAATTTTTGAATGTGTTTAGGAACTAATGATCTTCCCCAATCATAATCTATTTTAATTGATCTCTTGCCAAACCTAGGGAACTTATTAAGGAAAGTTATAACTCCTGTATTTTTCTCTGAAACATAATTGCCTCCAGAACCTGTTTGTTCTGTGGTGGCAGTAAATACATCAACTGATGTTGCATCTGCCTCATTTATCTTTAATGAATTGATTGTGATTATTGGTCTATGTTTTGTAACAAATTGATCATTGAAAAGAACTCCTGGAATATAATCTCTTCTTCCTACGTTTCCTGCAAATGCTAATCCTTCTGGACTAATGTATGATGTGTATTGATTATAATCGTAATATTCTATTACATTATTTATTTTATATGAAGTTCCTATTTCTTCATCTATCATCTTCTCTACTTCTGTTATCCACATATCTATTTGATCTGAAGTTGGAGTGGTTGAAGTTGTAAATGTTTTTCCTAAATAAGCACTTACTAATGCAGAGGTTGTATACGTAGGAACTGATTCTTCTGCTGGTGCAACGATTCTTACTACATCACTTGCAGTAAAATCATTTAAACCTACAAAGAATTCGAAGAAGATATTCCAATTTCCTGTTATATCTGCAGATGTTGTATTTCTTTTAAAAGCATATTGTCCTGTTCCGAACTTAGTGAAGAATGTTGGATTAGCTGAGAAGTTATATGTTTCATCTGGAGTTACAGTTAAATTGCCTGGTTTGAATACATCTACTACAAATGTAGAATTTTCAACTACATCAACTAATTCAGCGATGGTTAAAGGTACAACCATCTGTTCTCCTCTTCTTATTTCTAATCCCATATTATTGTTTCTCTCTTACATGAATCAAGAATTTTTCTTTTAATCTCATTACCGCTTCAACTTCTGAAACAGTAACTTTTGCTGGAGCCATTAATGTTAAGACTGCCAGGATTTCTGGTTTTGTTAATCCTATTTGATATGTAGATTCTACTTTCGGTTGTTCTGCCATTTTTCCTCTGAAATAATTTATAATTTTATTGATCATCCTAAAACTGCTTTTCTTACATCTATATCTATCAATAAAGCAGTTGTTGATTGAGCCCAACCAATTTTAGTTGCTGTTGCAGTAGTTGTTAATCCTCCTGCATTTGCCATATAATATATATTTCCTGCTGTTAATCCTGATAATGTTGTTGTTTTCCCAAACAATGTAACTTCTCCTGTTGCTGTGAATACTCCATTTGGTTCTGTAGTTGAAGATGTAGCTTTTTTCCAACTTGAAGTTCCTGTATCAAAAAATACTGGATCTCCATTGGCTGCTCCTACATCTACTGTTTGTGAAGTTAATTTCACTACTGTTGTATCTCCTGCTCCTCCTGCTTGAATTACATTTACAAATGTTGCTCCATCTTCAGAAGCTTTGAATTTACCAGCACCAGAATCAAAATACATTGCTCCTTGTGCTACTGTTGGTGCTGTTGTCGGATTATGAAGTGAGTTTTTATTGAATGTGACTTTATTCAACGTAGCATCATCTGCTGTTGAACTATGAGTTTGTGGCACACTTCCAGTGCCTTTTTTTAATAAGCTTATTTCTGCCATGATAATAAAAGCCCCGCATTCCTTTCGTCATACGGGGGAATTAAATAATAAAAAATGTTTATGCGTTCACGAACATGAACATTGGTTGTATTTCTAAGTCTGTAGCGTTTTTAGCAATACCTACTTGGAATACTACACTTCCGCTTGCTGTTGGTGCGGTTTGTGTCAATGCTCCTGCAGTCCCTACATATACTGGACTTCCTGCTGTTGCAGCAGTAAGACTTCCTGTTAATGCTCCAAATTGAGCAACTTTAACTGCACTTGTAGCAGCTATTGTTTCAATAGCAACTCCAATTGATCTTGATGTGCTTAATGCAGCACTGTCAGCATGTAATACTGTATCATTTGCAGAAATGTAAACTGCTTTATTGATAGTAATACCGCCTGCTCCTGCTGTGTAAGTTTCATGCAAGGTCTTCGATTTATGAAGACTGTCTGCATAACTACCATCTGTTAAGGTTGTTAAATTAGCTCCAGTTACTGTTGAACCTGCTGTGCTTCCTTTAAGACTGAATGTTGATCCTGTATTCAAGTCAAAAGTAGCTCCAGAATCTATGTCCAGAGTTGTTCCTGTAGCGAATGTCTTAATTCCAGTTGTTATGGTTTGGCTTCCAGTTGTTCTAAGTACAGTGGCGTCTACTGCAACTGTATCGGCTGCTACGCTAATACCATCGCCTGCTCCTACTGCAAGAATTTTTGATGTTATTGTTAATCCTGCTCCTGCAACTGTATCTGCAATTCTAAGACCAGTTGAAATTTCCAGTCCGCTTGTTGCATTAAGAGTCAAGGTGATGTCGTCTGCGTTTACAACTATTCCTGTATTACCAGAAACTACATCAAGTGTATTTCCTGTTTTGGTAAGACCTGCGCCTGCTGTTATGCTTCCTGCTCCACTGAATTGTGAGAAAGCCAAAGCAGTTGTATCAACTACGATTGTTTCGTTTGTGGATAATACCCATCCTGAATCTGCATTTGCTGTTCCTTCCTCAGCGAAAGTAAACATTCCTGAATTCATTTCTGTTGAAGTGTCTGCATCTATTGCTCTTGTTAAAACGAAAGCTACTCCTGCGGTTCCTTCTGTGGTTACTTTGTAGATACCATGATCTGCATGTGATGCTGCTTGATCTTTTACTAAAATCCTATTATTAAGAACTGTAGCTACTCCATCAACTGTTAAAACTCCTACTGCGTTAGCTGTAAGTGTTTTACCTACTCCAGAACCTGCTGCTGTATACGCTGGTAAAGCTGCTGTTGTTGCAACTCTAACTGATTTCTTTACATCCAATCCTGTTGCTACTGCATCTACATATGCTTTATTTGCTGCATCTGTATCTGATACTGGTGCATCTGCGATTGTTAAATCTGCTCCTGTAGCGATTGCTAAAATTGTTCCAGTTGCAAATGTTTTTGTTCCGCTTGTTATTGATTGTGAACCTGTGGTTCTCAATACTGTTGCGTCTACTGCTACGCTGTCTGCTGCTACGGATATACCGTCTCCAGCACCTACGTCAAGTGTTACTGCTCCTGATGTACCGCCACCAGTAAGACCAGCTCCTGCTGTTACTGCTGTGATGTCCCCTGCTGAATCACTCCATGCTGGAACTCCGCCAACTACTGTTAATACTTGACCTGTGGTTCCGATTGCTCTTTTAGCAAGAGAGTTTGAAGCATCAGAATAAAGAATATCCCCTGTTGTGTAAGTTGATTCCCCTGTTCCTCCGCTTGTTTCAACTAAAGGCGTGGTTAAAGTAGCACTTGCTAAGGTTATATCATCTGTTGACGCGTGTCCTGTTGGAACACCGCTTACGATTGTTAAAAATTTTCTTTGTGCCATTTTATATTTTCCTCCTTTTTATAACGTTATAATTTTCAGTCAATTCATGAAATAATTAATTTCTGGATCTATCAAAACTTTTGTAGAACTCACACCTATCCCAACTGATTGAACTATTGTTCCTGTTACTGTTGGAGCTGTTGATGTAAGTGTTCCTGCTGTTCCTAAGAAATAAGTTGCTCCTGCAACAATTCCTACAAATCCGCCTGATTCTACTCCTGTTCTGACTACTGCTGTTGTTGTTGAAGGTTTACTGACTATGATGCCAATTGCTGGCGCTGTTGATGTGCTTGTATTAGAAGCCTTGATTACTTTATTAGACCCTGCTGGATCTAAACATACTACATCACCTACTGCTTCCGAGGCAGTGCAAGTGTATGCAATTTCTACTCTTTCCACGGCAGATAAGCCTGTTGATACGGTTACCATTTAGAAAACGAAACCTTTATATAGAATAATTGTTTTACTCCTTTATAAATCTTTCGTTATGTTGTACAATTTTCTTCAAATTTACAACATTATAGTGTATAAGAATTAGCCTAAATCTCCTTCTAATATGTCCATTGCCCAAGCATCAAACATATACAAATTAAAGAATTGATAAGGAATCCAGCAGAATCCTTTATTTCCCCATAAGATTCCCCAGCTATTCATTATTTCAAAAGATTGTTTTTGATCATCAAATCCAATAACAACATAAGCATGTCCTCCTCTATTTGTTCCTGTTTGATTTGGAGACATTTGTTCGCCTATTTGATTAATAAAACTATCATAAACATAAGTGCCAACTACAATTGGTTTTCCTTCTGTTAGTGCTTTTTTCATATCTTCAATAGATGTTATTCTATGATACTCCTTTGCTTTCCAAAATCTTGCCATTGAATATGCAAAGATACTTGGAGTTTCATTATATCTGTTTATATCATAAGGACATAATTTTTCAGAACAAATTCCTATTTTATTTAATACTTTTGCATTTTCTCTTAAAAATGCTCCTGAATCTTGAGGAAGAGTATTCATATATTCTGAATCTCTTACTGTATAATAATTGAATCTTTCACTTAATTCTTCATACCAATCTGGTTTATGTTTTTTATACATAACTTCCATTGAAGTTGCATAAGCATGTGCACTACAACTTCCAATAGAACCTTGATTTTTAACTGGTGGACAGAATTCTTTTAAACTATAAGAAATAGGAATTGTTGAAACTTTTGCTATGTAATAATGATCTCTTTTATCAATAGGATCTTTTTGAACATTACAAATGAATTTATTATTGCCTTCTATTCTTTTTGGCTTTCTTAATAATTTTAATAATAATTTAAATAGTCTTTTCATAACTAAACATCTTTTTGAATCCATCACACTTTGCTAAATCTCCTGGACTCACTGTCCAAGTTTGTGAATCTACGCACATAAATATTCCAGAATTAATATAAGCATCTGCAACTAATTCAGAACACCAATATCTTCCTTTTTCATCAAAAGGATTTACTTTTCTATGTTTTAATATTCCCAGGAATATTCCAAATATTCCCATATAATCATATTTATATCCTGTTCTTGTGTCTGCCCAATCACAGATGTCTTTTTGTTTTTCAGGAGTTATAGATGAATGCCGGTATATATCATAATGATCATATTTAGTAATTGGACTTTTTATAACACCATTTGGAATATCTGATTCTATAATCTGATTATTTCCAACATAAAGAGCGACATGAGAATATTCTGATTTTGTTAAAGTTCTAATTAATCTAGAAACAAATCCTGGTCTTTTTTTTACTAATATTAAATCCGCTTTTCGTAACATTGATTCTAAGCTATCCATTTTATCTGTCTATTCATTATATCTATTAATATATAATATTATATCTTCTTCAATATAATAGTTCTACCCAAAATTGAAATTCAAATGCCGTTACTGCTGTTGTTGTATATTTTACTCTGATTGTTTTATTAGCAGGTATTAAACTTCCGCCTAATTTCTTATCTCCTATTTCATAAAACTTATCTGGATGAATATACATATCATCCATCATCATTACTGATTGTTTTACATACTCATTTACGCTTGCTGCATTTTCTAAGTTTCTATCTAATGTTAATTTAAGATTTGTTTTATCTATACTGACAATATGATATTCTGCTGAATTAGATGCTATTTTAATTATGTATCCTACTTTACAATTATCAATTACTGTTTGGCTTGCTTTAATCCAATTCTGTGTAGTAGGTGCTGCTTCTGTAACAGTTCCAGTAATTGTGTCTGGTGCTACAAAACATCTCATTTTATCTCCATCTGTTGCACTCTTTGAATACCAACAAGCAGATAATATTTCTATATTATAAGGAAAGCTAAAATTAAAATCAGTTGTTGTATTTGCATTAACTGTAAATTTATATCCTCTTGCTCTGAAGTTTCCATCAGTTTGCTTTCCTTCTTCTATACTCATTAATGCCATTATACATTTACCTCTGCTCCATTTATGCTTACTTCGTGATTCGCATTTGCTCCTGCATTATTACTTACCCTTACTATCAATCTATCTCCTGCGTTGAATTCCAATGCTCTTAAATATAATCTTTGAATTGCATTAGTGGTATAAAACCTATCTTTTTCAACTTCTGTTGTATCTCCTTGTTTATTTATTAATATATAAAGACTGTTTGTATTTCCTGCTCTATCTGCACTCCCGCCAAATCCTTTCACAAATACTTTTTTACCAGTTGTGATTACTTGACTGATTAAATCCTTTGTTTCCTGTGCACCGAATGATGAAGTTGCAGTTTTATGAAATAAAGATCCTTCTGTGCCTTGTGCAGATATTTGAACAGAACCTGCATTCACTGCTAATCTATCTTTGCCATCTATATTGAATATATCTACAGTTTTAGTTCCATCAGTTATTTCATTATGAAATATTCCTTTGTTATTAGTTATAAAATTACTCATACATCTACCTCAAAAAATGAAAATCTACCAAATACAATCTGTCCTCCTGAAAGCCCCATTGCAGTCATTCTAATATGGTGTCCCTCTTCTACAACTAATGGTGCATTAAATTCAATCTTTTTTACATCAAAATTAGCAATTAATTGTTCATGAAATATCAAATCTATCGGATTTCCTTGAATAGTTGTTTTTTCATAATTAAGTCTAACTTGGACTACTCCTGCTGATTGACATCCCACTTCCATTCCCGTTATAACTGCTTTTTTTCCTTTTTTAACATGATGAACACAACTAAAGAATTGATTTTTTCCTGCATCTATTCTTGCATATAAAGTAGCATCAGTTAAATTTTTTAAATCTATTATTCCTACTGCTTTTCCGTCACTTCCAACTTGTATAGTTTCAAATGATTCCACATGTTTTATATTAGTTGCAACAGTATTTACTGATGTTGTTCCATTTAAATTTATATCTTCTGTAAACTGATTAAAATTAGAATCTAAATAAGTTAATCTTACTTTTTGTATGCCCGTTCCAGTTAAAGTATCATTTGCACTTATACTTACAACTTTCATTCCTCTTTCATTAAAAGCATCTGGCGTTACTGTCGTTTCAATAGTTTTAAATGAAGTTATTGACATTGCAGTATCTATTGCAAATCTACTATCTGTTGAAAATTTATCAAGAATTGTTGTCATTATGCCTTATCCCTCCATTCCACTAAATAGGATAACATTTTTTTATTTGCCGCTAATGCTTTTGCTTTCAAGACAAAACTTGTTGCAAAATAAACGGGCTGTGGTGATCGCCAATGAAAATGAGTCTTTGCCCTGCTTGTTGCTATTGAACTTGGATTTCCTTCTAAAGTATCTAAATCATATTCTGCAGGTGTTCCCAAATCACCCATCACAACTCTGAATATCTCAACTCCATCAAGAACCATGATCATTTCAACATCCACTGTATCAAAATTAACTGATACATAATTTACTGCACCTTCGTTTGTTATTGTAACTAAAGTTGTATCTGTTGATATAGGTAATGCAATATCTGTGGCTGAAGTTTGAAATCTTGCTTTCCATAAAGCAATATCTGTACTTGAAGTTGTAATATTTACTGGAATTGGATTTGCTGTTGTATTGGAAATAAAAGCGTCTGTTGTTAGTCTTTTAAAAGCATCTATGTCGCTTCTTACGTCTGCAAGATTTACTCCATCTCCATCACGAATTCTGATTTCCTGGATTGTTCCTGCTACAGGTGTTGTTTCTACTGCTAATCTTTTAACACCAGCAACATCTACAACATCAGCTAAATCAGTTCCGTTTCCATCTTGTATCCTGATATTTTGAACTGATCCAGTTGTTGGAGTTGATTGTACTGCAAGTCTTTTTGTTACGCCATCAACAACAACATCGGCAAGATCTGTACCATCTCCATCTTTGATTCTAATTTCTTGTATTCCAGAAGGAGTTGTATTTACATTTAAACTTCCATCAGGATTTACCTTTGTTTTATACGCAGGCGTAGTTGGATCTACTAATTTGAATTCCTCTATTGCTGATCCTGTTGAAGCTATTCCCATTATGATCCCTCTATTATTCTAACTGTTGTAGTTCCTGTACTTACAAGTCCATAAATGGCAACATTGGCGGTTATATCAAAAGCTATTGATGTATTTCTTGGAACTAAATAACCATTAGAAGTTGTAACTGATGAATCACCTATAAAAAGATTCTGTGCTCCATCATTGAATATGACTATGACTTTTCTGTTTGCTAATGCTGTTGTTGGTAATGCTACGGCAGTTGTTCCAACTGTTATGGCAGTTGTTTTAACTGCAATGTTTATTGATTGACCAAATGTAACTGGATCTCCAGTTTCATTGACAATAAAAACTCTACGAGCATCTGCTGGATCTTGCCAGGCTATTTGCTCATGGTTTAGAAATCCTTCTCTAACCATTTTACACCTGCGCGACTGTTATATTCAGATCCTTCTTCTCTGTTAATGGTTCTAGTAATTCTATAGATCTTGCTTTAGGTAAAAATTCTAATTTGAATGAGTCTATATTGGGTACAAGTTCTTTTGATATTCTTGTACAATAGATTATATAGTCTCCTGCTGTTGCATACATGAAAAGCTCTGTAAGAGTCTCATGATAGAATAAAGGATGTATAAATTGTGATTCCGATGTATTATTGATGATCTTGTTTGTTATTCTTTTAAAATCATCAAATGAAATTATGAATATCATTTTTTCTTTTTCTTAGGTTTATCTTCTTCTATTTGTTCTTCTTCAAGCCATTCTACAATAACTTGGTTATCTGGATGCTCTAAAAGAGCCATATCGATATTGACTGTTTTATCATCAACATCATATACTTGTCCGCCATTCAACATCATTGTTTCTGAAAAACAATAAAGTGCATTTCCTTTCAGTTTAAATTTTCTGCCCATTCTATCTTCCTCCGTATAATGTAAAGAAGGGGATTATTCATCCCCTATCTTTAAAATAAAAAATCTATTTATGGTGTACTTAAGTTATCTATGATAACTTGAGAATCAAATCTCTTCATAACAAATACTCCGTAACTTTTGAAGTATCCGCCTTGTACATCTGATCTGATACTTGTATCTGCTCCAGTTATAGGAACGTGAGTAGCATCTACTCCATCCAATACTCTGAATTCAACGTTATCCATATCAAGCAAATACATTGCATTATCTACATGTGAAGCTGTTCTTACTGTTCCATTCCATGTAACTCCATTTTTGTCCATGAATCTGGATGAAACAACTGGGATTCTTTTGTATGTTGATACTGAGAATCCTCCTTCAAGTTCAAGTGTTCCCATAAATCTTTGCTGTGCTTGCAATAATTGATTTATTTTATCATGTCTTTCAGGTGAAACGAAGAATATTCTTCTGTTTCCTTTTACTCCCCTTTTATCAGAAGATGTAATGGCTGAATCCAAATGAGCAAGTGTTAAAGCTGCTGTGGTTACTGGTGCAGCGTGTACAACTTGTACATCTAATTCGTCTCTTGCAGCTGCTCTTGCAACACCGTAAACAGTGTTTGTTGAGCCATAAGCTGCGTTGCTGTCCATTAATTGAATTAATCCATCGTAAGCTCCAGTTAATCCGTAAGCTACTGTATCGCTTCCACAGATGTAAGCTTTTTCTTCAGCAATTACTAAAGCTGCGATTGCATTTCTTGCTTCCTCTTCCATTGCATTGTAGAATGAAGAACTTCCTGCAACATGCAAGTTTGTAACTTCGTAATCTGATCTGATAGCTTTAGCTACAGCGAATAATTGTGTTCTCTTGGAAGGTTGCGGTGTTCCTGCTGCCCCTTCTGAGTAGAATGCAACTCTGCTGTTCTCGAAGTCTGTGGTTAAATTCCATATATAAGAAAGTTGATCCATAGGTTTTCTTGAAACCATTGGTCTTAAATCAACTGATCTATTTACAGCATCTACCATCATGCTATCTATTCTTTTATTTATTTCTGCTCCTCCTTGTGAGCTTGCAACAACTCCAACTGTGTTGGATGATGTTAGAAGAGCTGCTCTTACTTGTAATAGTGGTTCGTTTATCATTTTTTTACCTCTTTGTATATTTAAATTCGTGCAATTATATCTTGTGAAGTTCTTTTCAATCTTGCTACTTTTGCAGGATCTTCTGCATTAAGTGTTTTGAACTCTGCTTGAAGAGCTACTAATTCGCCAAAACTTAATTTACTCAAATTATCCCTGAACTCTGTTGGACTAACTTGAGGTGTTGAAGAAACACGATATGCTGAATCTGGAGCAACTACTGCTTTTACAGAAGTTCTCTCCTTTTCAACTGCGTCTTTCTTCATTGCTTCAACTGTCTTCTGAAGTTCTTCTACTTGAGTTTTGTAAGCTAATTTCTCAGCCTCAATAGTTTTTTGTTTCTCTTCCTGCTTTGTTTGTTCCTCTTGAACAAGCTTTGTTTTTAAACTTTCAAGTTCTTTTTTTAATTGCTCTATTTCATTATTTGTTTCTGTTTTTTGTTCTGCCATATTCTCACCTTTCTGCGTTGATCTAAATTCCATCATACTTCGCATAGCTACTTGAACTATGCTATTTTCTGGAAGTGCTGGATTTCCTACGTAACTAAATCCGTATAAATCTACATCATCAATAACAGATACATATTCTCCATTCCTGAATTCTTCAACAACATTCTTAGGAGTGAAGTTAATGGATATTCCGTTAATGAATCCATGCTGAATTGAATTCCATACTGCATCAAAATATTTAGGATCTAAGTCTCTATAAAAAGGGTTTAATCTTGTGTCAATAAACAATCCTTTGTCATCAATCTTTAGATCTACTACTTTTGCAAATGGAATATCTGTCTGCCTAACCAGATCTATGATCTGGGTAGTTGCAGGAGTAATATCAACTCCACGTTGAGATAACTCTCCCTGCATAGAATTTAGAATAGAACGAATGTTAATCAATGCAGCAGTTTGATGTTCTGTATCAACAAAGACTTTTTTCATCTTTGCTTGATCTGCCATTGATTGCACTGCGTGATCTGTGAATAGTGATTTAAAAGAAGTTGTAGAGCCATCTTTATTTATTTGATAGCGATAAAGATCTACAGCATTAGGAATACTTGCATATCCTCTAATAATGTACTCTCTTTCTTTATTACTATTTAAAGAGGTTCTTACTTCTATTTTATCACATACAAATTCGTAGCTCATTTTCCTTTAGCTGCTAATTTTTGGAATTTTGCTTTTCCAAATTTCTTTCTACCAATAGCTGCTGCTAGCGCTCCTGGATCTCTTACTCCTTTTGCTGTTACTTTTTTTTTAAGTGCTTCAAATCGCCCACCTGCTCCTAGCTTTGCTTTGGATGCTGGTTGACTTTTTCCGCCTTTTAAACTTGGAATTGGTTTTCCTTTTGCTCCTCTTTCTCCCATCATTTTTTTCATTTCGTCTTCTTTCATCATGTGTTCTGTTCTTAGATCCATCATTTGCATTGTTTGAGGTGCAAACATTGGTCTTGACATTTCATTAATGACTGTTTGAGCGAAGTTTGGTGGAAGAAAATCTTTCTTAGGTTCTACTTTTGCCATATTAATATCCCTCCTTTGTATTTTACTTTTACCTGCGACGGAGTGAGCTATAGCCACACATTGCTTCTGCGGTTTGCCCTCTCTTACGCACCTACTAATATTCTCTGATATTGCTTTTTTTGAACTTCCTTTAACTAGCGGCATTTTTCTTAATTACCTCTTCTACATCTTTTGGTTCTATATACCAATTATGTTTTACTGATCTTGTTTCAAGCTTTTCTGCTCCTTCTGCTGAAACTCCTTTTTCATCTAAGTTGTTTGTCATCTTGTCAGTTTGTTTATTCATTCTAACTCTTGAAGGCATTAGGTCTTTTGATTTAATTCCAGTCATTTCTTCTGGTGATTTGAAACTTGTTTCAGGAAGTGTATGAAATCCTTTTTTCTTTAGATATTCTATAATTGTATCATCATCTAATCCCATGTCGTGCATATTTCTTGCTATTTCTATGATTGATTTTTCATCTGCAAGACTAGGTGGATTAAATCTGAATTTAACTCCAGGCATACCCATTTGAGGCATTAATTCTCTATTAATCTGTGATGCAATAATGTGTTGTAATTTTCTAACCCTTGTTTCAAATGGAATGCTCATTGATTCTGAGGAGCTTCTATTTGAGTTATCAGGCAATCCTACGAATATAGGCGGCACTCTTGTAACCATTAAAACTTCCTCTCTTAAAAATTTCAATGTTTCTATTAATCCAGCACCTAAATCTGGAGTGAGTAATTTAACATCTGCATCTCCTATTGCTACTAAATCTAAATTAGGATTTCTTTTAGCTCTCACTAAATTAGCAATGTATGCTTCTCTTTGCTCTCTTGAAGCTGCTTTTAATACGTGTAATGCTCTTGGGGGCAAATGTTTGAATAATGCCTGCAAATAATCATTAGCTAGAATTTTGGTTGTAAAAGATCTTCCTATAGATTCCAATGGAGAATAAGAATAAACTCTTGATCCTACCCATTTTAATCTGAAGTAAATAACTTCTTCTGGTTTAAATTTAATCTCAGTTTTAACTTTTTGTCCTTTTGGTTTTTGTACATATCCTATTACTCTACCGTGTTGGTCATATTGAATAGCCATCTCAGTAGGCTCTAAAGGATGTATCTCATCTATGCCTTGACCTGTAGTTCTGCGCAATTCCATATACGCATTGCCATAGATTATAAGTTGATAGATTACATTATCAATAACTTTATCAAAATCTAGAATTTCATCGAAGAGCTCTTGAGCATCTTCTATTTGTCTTTTATTTTTACCAGAAAAAGAATAACCATTTGCTGTTGTTACATCAACAGTTAAATCCATTGCAGTTGAAAGAACAGGATCATTTCTGACCATATCCAAATGAACGTCTGCTAAGATATCTATCTCGGGTTCATGAATATTGTCGACTGCGTCAAAGTAGTTCTTAACAATACCTAATGACGCCCTAATGTCTATAGAATCGTTGGGTTTAATAACACGCATTTTAGAGAGCTGAAATGCAAGGGGTAGCTAACCTATACATTTATAAATCTTTCTAGTATATAAATCTTTCGTTATAGAGTGCAATTTTTAACCGAAATAAGCTGGAGTTTTGCCTTCATATTCAGAAACATCTGCTCCAAGTTCTTTTAGTCTTTCAACCAATTCCTTGTAATGTTCTGCTATTCTTTTGTTTTGATCTCTTAACTTATCTCCGTTGCCGTTCATAGCTTCTATCTTTTCATCTGCATTTAATCTGATTATTTTCTCATGAATAGTTTCCCATTCTTTCAATTTCTCAAATCCAAAGTTAGGATTCAATACTGCTAGATCTTTGCATTTTACTTCTGTAGCCTCTTTTTCAAGAGCTACTGTTCTATCTATGCGTGCAAGAATTTCAAGATTCTTGTTATAGACTGATAGATTCTGCCCTATCTCTTCTTTCTTCATTTTTATTTCTTCTTGTGTGTCTAACTTTTCTTTCTTTGCTGACATCAAACTTTTCATTTTACCACCTCGGTTGTGTTTTCTGTGCATTCATCCAAACCATGTCTTCTCTTAACGAAGAAGGATTCTCTGTAAAAGTTCCTGGCCTGGTAGTATCAACAATGAAGGCTTCTAAGCCTTCCGCTGTTTCACTTATAAACGGTAATGTACTCATCATGAATGAGTCTATTCTGTCATCAAAGCCTCCTTTTGGCTTTTTAATGGATACATTAATTAATTTCCTAACTTCCTGCAGGGCTTTCATTTCAACCATTAATTCAGGAATCTTAGGATATTTAATCTTATTAAGGTTTAACCAGTTTCTAAACTGATAATAACCAGTATTACGGTTATATCCATCTCTGGCCATTGTTGCTTGTTCTGATCTGAAATTATAAAGTTCTATTGGCAATCCTTCATTCTTCATTCTTTGATTAGTGGAATTACCCTGAGGACAGTCATCTGCAATTATCTTAGCTATCTTGAACTTTAACATTAGCTCCTTAATATCTGAAAATATCATGTTATCATCTGAATTTAAGGGATAAGCATATTGATAAAGTAATTTAACTCTTCCATCAGTGTCTAAAGTTGAAATGGTAATCACTGTATGGCAAGTAGTCATTCCATAATCTAACCCTAAACAGCAAGGAGTTTTATTCCATATATTCTGTAATGATAAATCTTCATCATAGCCTGCATCTACCTTTATAGATGAGAAGAATGCTTCTTCATCAACTGTGAACATTGCGCCGTATTCTTGGTCAAAGTGTCTCGTATCTCCTTCTATTTGAGCTTGCTCTAATTTCTTTTGTATTGTTTCTTTTTGTTTCTTGTTCTCGCAAACTGCCCAAGGAAACCATAATCTTTCATATTCATGTTTAGATAATTTATCAAAGGGATCAAACAGACTATACCATAATCCGCTTTGTCCTTTTGGTGTGGATGTTAATATTACTATTCCATTAGTTGAACTAACTGTTGGTTCTATATCTTCTCTGAATATTTCTTCTTCAACAAATGCTGCTTCATCCACTATTACTAGATCAGATGTTTCTCCTCTTATTGCTCCAGTAGGAGGAAAGCATTTAACAGTACACCCATTTTTAAATGTCATTGTATCTGTATTATTAGCTCCATAAGGATCTAATTCACTGGATAATATTTTCTCTTTGCCAGATGTTTGCAGCATCCACTTATCTCCTATGTTAACTAGTTTCTTGATCTCTGACATTAGTTTCTTAGCCTGATCATCTGATCTTGATATAATACAAACTTTTGTATTATTATGAACTCCAGAAGGGAATCTATTAAAGAAAGCTGCCCATAAGCCCAATACTGCAACTGATATTGATTTTCCTATCTGTCTTGAAGAACATACTGCTAATCTCTTTACGCCGTAAGCAGCTCTTTCAAATATCATAAATTGATAAGAATAAGGTCTAATGCCTAAGAAATGATAGGAAAAATATCCCGGGTTTGTTTTAGCTTCATCAAAAGAGATCTCTGATATTGGTTTACAAATATCATTCAATCTTTTTGTTGTTTGTTTATCTATAGCTGTATAATCCATTATGAAAGTATATCTACTAAAGCACAATATGTCTTCCCATATTTTCTTATGTGCATTATATTAGCGAATTTACAATCAGGATATTCTTTTTTTACATAATCCCATATTTGCTGTTTAACAGATTCTAAAGGGAATACTTCCCATTTGAATTGTTTCTTTGGGATTTTAATTTCTACATCTATTAAATTCTGAACATAATACTTCTGCTTATGGTTTATAGCTATAAGCAACTGGGGCATCTTGTCTATTGGTACTTTTCTGTCTTTCATTTTTATACATACAAATGTGTATACTTTTGGTATATATATGTAAACTAAAAGTTTATATATAGTAACTATCAGTTAAAGTGGATTAATTTAACTTCTTCATCAGATAAATGATCTTTTAATTCTTCTAATATCTCTGCTGCTTCTTTTCCTACACCCTTATCATTTCTTCCGTATTTTAGATATTCTCTAATCTTAGAGAACACTTCAAATTGAAAACAAGCTAATTCAGTTCCTTTTGATGCGCATTCAAATTCTGTATCTTCTTTAGGAAGACTAAATTCCAATACTGCTTTCATTTTGCTTTTGTCTCTTCTGCATCCTCTAATAAGACTCTTTCTAATTCACCAAACTCAGCATGCAAGAACAATCCTGCAACTTGTCCCCCATATCTGTTGATTACATGATCATAAATGTATTGAGAAGCTTTTCCATAGATTGGCTTATCTGATCTAAAATCCCTGTCCTGTAAGAAATAATAAGTGTTATGTAATACTTTCAATGAACTTATCTCTCTTTTCAATATCCTGCGATATTCTTTATTCTGTTTCATTTTAGTATATGATTATTCACTTTTGGTTAATATTATCCAATAATGAGACCTAATGCTAATCCAACTAAAAACCATATAATGTTCTCTGTTTCAAAATCTAATTTCATTTTCTTATACACCTCCCTAAGTAATAGTAGTATGGTAAAAAGTAATAATGCTAATAACAACCATGTTCCTAACGCCAGGAAAATGCTTAATATAAGATAAACTATCATATTCTATCTCCCCAGCTAACTGCAAACATAAAGTTAAATAAATATATTAAAATTCCCATTCTATCTCCCATCCTATCAAATTTTAAATCAAGTACTGTAAATCTATAATCATAATCTTTTCTGCTTCTTTTATAGCTTGATTTTATTAAACTGACACTAAGGCATAATTTATTTAAATTTTCAAAATATAGTTGTAAACTCATCTTGTTCTCTTCCAGATTTGTGATACTCTGTCTCCTATTTTGATAGTAATCTTATCATTCTTCTTAGAATCTAGAACTGCTCCTAAAAGCATAGCTGCCGTATCTCTTAACTCATAAGCTACATCTTTTAATTCTCTTATGACTTTACTCTTCTTGGAATTTCCTATAGGCATCTGGCTTCACCTCAAATCTGTTGTTATTCTCTTTCATCTGAATAACTTCTCTTTTCAATTTAACTAAGTGCTTAGCTAATTCAATATCCAATTCCAATGCTTTTAGATACTGTCTATCTGTTAATGGATTAATGTTTTGATCTAATAATGATTTTTCTAAATTTAATAAATATTGTTTTAGCCGTGCTGCATCATCTAATAAGTTATTCTCTGCTTTTATTATATCTCTTTTAATAATTTCTAAATCAGCAGACATAACATTTAAATATCTTTCTACTTTATAAATCTTTCTATTTTCAAGAGAAAATAGAAGCTATGAACGTAGTGAGTATGTTTCTATATTTATCGCTGAGATGAAGAAGAAGTCATGAACAAACAATCATCACATATCTTTCTGTCCTCTCTGAATAAACTATCAATTCTCATTATCCCGCACATCATACAAATTTTCATATTCTGGCTCCATAATATTCAAACTGTTTTTTTATCTCTTCTTGATTTTGATCTTGGTAAGCGCAACTTAGACACTGATGGTTTATTACTACTCCTTTTCTCTCGTTGCATTGAAAGCATCTCTTTAGTCCTTTTTTGGCGCTTGTCATTATCTCTATCCACTAACCAGCAATGTCCTGGTATCATACAACATCCATGTACTTCCCATACTTTCTTAGTACTACAAGTTGATTTAGACATATAGTCTATGCCTTCTCTTGTAGGGTGTCCTATGCCGCATGAGCATAATTGTTCTACTAACCCTGTCTCTCTGACTATCGTTCTCATTTTCTCATCCGTTGATAAAGTCTGTAATATGATTTTCCATATTGTCCGTTATGGAATTTATCGTAATATAATATAACTGCGCCCCTAGTATAATCTGCCCTTGCTAAGGCATTTATGATGTTATTAAAGTTATCTGTACTTCCTGCTTCTATATCACTCATCTGACTGTTCTTGAAAATGAACTTTTCTAATTCACTTAGTTTTATGGTTTTCTTCTTCATTATAATCTTTTAACTGTCTGTTCTTTAATTGAGTTTGATATGGTATTGATTTTCTCTTTTCTTTCTTTCTCATTCTTAATCTTCTCCAACATCAATCTCTTCTGCTTTCTTTTATATCGTTTATATAAAACCTTTAAATACTCAACCGCTATATCGGCTGCGAGTATAACAAAGAACAGTATTATGTTCTCTATTACTGTTGTTGAGCTCATTTTAACCTCCCTTTATCAGTTCGGTCTTACAGGAAATAAAATACTATTTTATTTCCGTACACAAACTTAATTAAAAATTAAGTTTGTTGTATCAGCTTAATATTCTTTAAATATGATGTTTGTTACTCAGTGATTTATCTCTCTCTTAGTGAGATGTTACTTTCTTAGAGAGTAATGTTCTCTGTTAGAGAGTGATGTGCTCCTCACATCTCTTCTCACTTACTCATTTTCCTCTTCTTGAACTCTCTGCACATATTAGCAACTTTCTGCTAAGTTGTGCAAGTTTAAGTAAAATCTTACCAGATTTTACGAATTAATACTCATTATTACACATAGTAGAGCCCCCCTTATTACTCTCTTTTGTTACTGAGATAAAAAAGTATTATCTCACCTAATTATCACTATTATAGTCATAACCTATGTGTATTCTCCTATTATACTTTACCTGTTAATCTACTTAACAACTAAGCTTAATTCTTCCTTATTATATACTTATATTTATCCTATAAGTAAGGTTTATATATTTGCTTCACTACTTACTCATGTTTGTAATATATTTGAAAAGAGCGTGAACTATATGAAAAGAAAGAAATTAAATAAATACTTCCTTAGTTTATCCTACTTCGTAGCTACTCGGCAGTTAGTTGCATGGGTTTAGCTTTTTAGTATTGCTAAACAACTGCGTCAACATAACTCCATAGGTTTTGTTTAGCTCAGGATTAGTCTCAGCATGCAGGCTCTTACTCTGCATCTTCATTGACATACGCCTAAGCTACCATATATAAAACTTACTACTATATAAAACTTTCGTTAAAGTATAGAATAAATAATAATAATCCTATTGCTAAGCAACATTGCTAACCCATAGCTTTATATATGTGAATAAAAAATAAGCAAAGATTTATATATAACTTCCAAAAGGTTTCCTGTGTGAGTATATAAATAAACATAAGATTTATATAGCTAGAATACATATATAGTATATGAAACATAAGTTAATATGTTTCAAGAGGTTTGACAAAATGAGACAGAAAAACAGTTTATCAGATTTAGTAAATGAGATAAGTTTAGCTACACTTAATAGAATAGCTTCCTTTGGGAATGTTGTTTATCAACGATTTGAAGAGGGTAAAATAGACTTTTATAGAAGAGATAGCTCTGTATTAATTTACAGACATAAACCAGCCTATGCTATGGTTTATAGCTCAAGCAGGAGTGTATCACAATGAATAAAACGATACAAGAAAAGATAGATAGTAATATGCTTTTATTAGATATACCAAACAAACAGATAAAAGGATATACAAAAGTTAGTAAATGGAAAGAACAATTTAATAAAATTATAGACTTATTGGAGGAGGATTAAAAATGGCTTATATTATACATAACAATAAAAGACCGTTGTCTTATTTTTATGGTAATGGAAACGGAAGAATAAGAGATATTTTAGGTTTTAGCAATAATAATTATTTTATATTTGATACAAAAGAGAAAGCAAAAGATAAAATAAAACAGATGAAAGAAGAACTAATAAATAGGGCTATTGATTTAAAACTTTCAATAAAATTGTATAAAATATTTGAAAGATTAAAAATAAAAGAGGTGGCTTAAAATGAAAACAAATAGATACAGCAGCCTTACAGATAAAACAATAATGGGATATCAGCAAACATTAATTAAAAAAATAACTAAACAAATAAAAGACCCAAGAGATTTATTTGCTGTTTTAGGAATGGAGAGAGAATTAACTTTATTAGAGTGTGATGCAAAATGATGCCAAGATGTAAAGAATGTTTAAGTATTATGGATTATCCTCATAAATATAATACTTGCAATGGTTGTTTAAGACAAATAGCAAACGAATCATTAGAAGATTTTGAAAAAGGAGACGATGTAAAATGAAAAATTGGGGATATACAATATTTGGAGCAAAAATAACAATAGATGAATACAACGATTTAATAGACACTATGTTAAGAAATAATATAGAACAGATAACAAGAGAACAATTACATGAGTTTATTTGTTCTCGTGGTTTTAAAATAAATGATAAATGGGTAAGATAAAATGAAATACAAAGAAGAATTAATTGAATGTCCGGAATGTGATGACGGAACAATGATACTATCAACTGAGGCAGACGCAGGAAACGGAAACACAACATACGTTGCATATTGCAAGAAATGCGATTATACAGATTATGAATATTATCAAAAATAGAGGTGAGAAAATGAAATGTGAATTTTGTAATGAAAAAGAAGAAATAAAACAAATAGCTTTTCCAAAAAGCCATTTGTGTGCTGACTGCACAGAAGAAGGCATTAGAGAATTACATTATAAATATGCAGAATCAAAAGATTGGTATAAAGAATAAATAACAAAATGGAAATAAAGGAGATGATTCAATATGAGTTTAACTAAAGATGAATTAAGAGTTAAAGAAGAAGAACTAAACGAAGAATTAAAAGAATTACATAAAAAGAATATGGAATTTACTCAAATAGGTTGGGATAATGGATACAAAGCAGGTTATTATGCAGGCAGAATAGATAGAATGATCAAAGAGGGAAAAAGACTAAATAAACAAATAAAGGTGTTAGAAGATGCTGATAACTAAAACAACAACTTTATATATTCATAAAAGAAGATGCTTACAATGTATGAGACCACTTATATTAGATATGAATTATAATAATAGATACTGTTGGAAATGCTTATATTCATTTGCTACAACAACATGGAGCAAGAACATATGCAGAGATAATATGTTAAATGAGGAGATTGATTTAAAATGACAAACATAATCGATTATTGGATACAGAACTTATTACACAAACAAAAGGCAGAATCAAAGTATGAATTAATATATAAGGAAGCATTAAAAGAAAATAAGAATATAATTATAACAGGATACAAACATAATCCTTCTTATTCTGAACTGAAAGAGATTTCTATTGATAATGGAAATCTAAATAATTTTACTTCTAAATTAAATAACAAATCAGTTGTGTGTTTAGTTGCTGGATGTAGAGGATCAGGTAAAACAGCATTATCATTCAGATTATTAGAAAATATCAAATCACAAACTAACAGATCAATGTTTGCTGTTGGTTTTCCTAATCAGAATTTACCTAATTGGATTAATCATGCAGAGACAATAGATGAAATACCAAATGGATCAGTTGTTCTATGGGACGAAGCAGGAATAACTCTTAATCAAACATCAACATTTAATACAGTAACAAGAGACGTAAGTAATCTATTAAAAATAGCAAGACATAAAGATTTATCATTAATATTTATATCTCAAAATGTAGGTAATTTAAATTTGAATGTTGTGAGAATGATTGATATAGCTTTCTTATTAAAAGACAGCTTATGGCAACAATTTACAGACAGAGGATTTATTAGAAAACTATATGAGAACATAAAAATAAGTGAACATCCTTTTGATTATTCAACTAATGGTCAAGTTTATATTATTGATTCAGAATTTACAGGCATGATGAATTTTAAGTTGCCAAGCTTTTGGAGTGATTCTGTATCAAAGAGTTATGGAGGTAAAAAATGAAACAAGGACAAACAGATGTTATAAGTTTTGAAGAGCTAATAGATCATTTAGCAGGTAAACCTATGCCTCCTCCAAACAATATAAAAGTTGAATTTGATAAAAAGTTTTTTAAAAATTTGGATAAATTACCATTAAAGGCGAAAAAGAAAGAAAATAAATTAACTCAAAAAGATATAAATAATTGGCATTACGAATTCATTAAAGATCATGAAAACCGTCTAAATAAAATAGAAAAAGAAATAAAAGAATTAAAAGATAAAGTAAAAATATTAGAAATAAAATGAAAGTTAATACTCATTTTAAAACATGTAAACGTTGTAGAAAACCATTCAAAGCAACAAGAAGACGTTGTAAAATATGTGATAAATGCAATAAAACAATGAATAAAAAATAAGAAAATTGGAGGTTAAAAAATGACAGAACAACTTAAAACATTAAAAGATTTAGAAGAACAAGATAGTTTACGTAATGTAGTATATGCAGGAATTATTGATGAGCCATTTACGTACGTAGAACCAAGCTTGTTAAGAAATGAGGCAATAAAATGGATTA